TTACTTTTTCTTCCTTTTGATATTCAGCATCAACAACCGTTTTTGTAACAGGATCATGATATGTAACTTTTGCTACATTGAATGTGTTGGAGGTCTTGTCTTTGATCCCGAATCCTATCAATTCCGTTTTGTCGACTTCCTTCACAGAAGAAGCCTCCTCGAGATCATAGATAGTAGTGAACACAAGCTGCTCTCCTCTCACGCTAAACACTGTTCCGTATTCCGCTGCAATTCTACGCAAAAAACTCAAATCAGTTTCACGATTTTGTGTAACTCTCTCAAAATTAATAGCTTCAATATCCCCAATGATCGTTAATTTGTTCCGTGATGCAATCGTTTCTGCGATTTTTTGCAAGGTAGTTTTTTCGTAAGCCTGACTTCTAACAGTTCTAAGAGTACCTGTAACCGCTGCGGCAAGCGCACGAATCGTCACCGTGTCAGGAGGGCCGGTCAATTCTATCTCATCAATCTCAAATGTGCCTGCACTTACCAGCTCGGTATTATATCCGAATTCGGCTATTAGCTTAGCTCCTTTTTCAGGGTACCATTCCCCCTGCCATAACAGATCTGTATCTTCAAGAGTGATAGTGAGTTCGTCAGTCTCACCCTCAACCTTATCAATGTAAGTGAAGCTAAGTAAGTAATTACTAATATCTTGCGTAATGTCCTTATTGTTATAAGTGACCTTTATCACAGGTTTGTTTAGCGTTTCCATGGCGGCAATAAACTTTTGTCAACATCTGGCTCGTCTACGATAGGAATATTCAAGGTAATACCTTCCTTTAAAACCGGATCAACTGACACACCCGGATTTGCGGCTATGATAATATCGATCATAGTAGCATCCCCGTAGGCCTTATATGCGATCAAATCCCACCTATCCCCCTGCTTCGTTATGTATCTTGTGTTACTCATATCTTTCTCGTTGCTATTGCTGTGATTATAGGCACAGAAGTATTGTCAAGTGACACGATGCTTGATTGAAAAATGTTATTAGCGTTTGTTAACCCTAACAAGCTACCTGTTGAGATAGCGTTATACATACTCGTGCAATTCGTTATAACGTTGCCGGCTTGGTCGTACATCCCTGTCGCTAAATCATATAACCTCTGAACACTCAATAACTTACGTTGAATATCTTGAGCGTGTTGAACTACATTATCAACTCTTTGCTTCGTGTCTGCATAGATTCGTTCAATATTACCTGCTGTCTGAGCTATCTTAATATTGTCATCAATTGCGGAGGCTTCGGCCTTTGCGGATTGAACAGAGTTCATTAATTGAGTTGCGTCCGATCCTGATCCAACCGTGCTGGCTGAAATCGGTGTCATTGAACTGACCGCAAATGCAGCATTACGAGCAGCAAGGGCACGGGCTTTTTCCTTTTCAATATCGTAACTTTCAAGCAATTCAACGCTCACTTGAGCACTAACAATCGCACCGGTCGTGTCTGTCTTAATTACCTCATATTCAATAGATTGTATGACGTAATCACCGTAAACCCTGCCGGTTCCGTCAATTAGGGGTAACACCTGATATTCTGACCGTGCTTTTTCGAGAGCTGCGATTTCATTTTCAGGAGTGCAAAAAGCTGCGTTCAGGCTGATACTCAAGCTAATAGCCTGAGCTTCACTGCCTGTCCCCTGCAATTTTGGTTTGCCTCCGATCAGTTGGTGTTGAGCAATTGACGAAGATACACTAACACTTAAGCTGTCAAACCCCTTTAAGCCTTCGAAAATTATATCACCCAGTTGTGCGAACATCATTAATATTTTTTACGTGAGTTTCTTATGTTAACATCCTCAACCATCCGGGCTATATCATCCTTATGCTGCTTCAATAAATCCGTGAAGGCTTGCTTATCCTGATTACTACCGCTTGCGATCGTGATTGAAGGGTTGTAAACAACTGATACTGAATTGCTACCAACGCCTGTTTGACTGTTGATAGTACTGTTAACCTTAAGAGGCTCAATAGGTTTTGCGATTACAGGGGTAACGGCTAACATCGCTGCTGCAGTTGTGACTTGCATTGCCTTCACCAAAGGGGCTGGTTTAACTGATTGAGCGATAGTTTCAATTATCTTCACTCTATGTAAGTCCATCAACGGCCCTCTTTTTGCAGGGCTAAAGGGTAGAAATTCCCTGATTTTTTTAACAACATCCTGCACGGCCTGAACTGGTTTACTTGCCATGCTTTTGATGCCCTCCCAAATTGAAGTCATTATATTGGCTCCGGCCTTCACGAATATACTGCCAAGCCCCTTAAGCCAATTTACGAATCCTTGAAAAACATTTTTCACCTTATCCCACAACCTTGAGAACCAACCGGTTATACTATCCCAGTGCTTGATAATTAAACCGTGCGGAGTATAGTTCAGGAACATTTTTTTAATCCATTCCCAAGCCTTGCTCGTAAATTTTTTCACCTTATCCCAAAGCTCTGAAAACCAAACCGATATACTATCCCAATGCTTAATTATCAAGCCTTGAGGAGTATAATTTAAGAACATTTTTTTTAGCCATTCCCATGCTTGATGTGCAAATAGTTTGATTTTTTCCCAGATCATTTTGAAAAAAGCAACGATCTTGTCCCAGTTTTTGTAAATCAAAATTATTGCAGCAATAGCGGCTGCGGCAATAAGAATCCAAGGATTTGCCGCCATAATTGCCCAAAGTGCTTTGAATGCTGTTCCGATTTTTGAGAGTGCAGGCAAAACGGAATTCACAAACTGATATTTCATCAAAAACGATAACCAACTAATTGACTTTGCCGCCCATGCCCCGCCCTGCATTATTAACCTTAAACCGCCAAATCCAAAACTGAACGCCTTTGCTGCACCGGCTACCGCAAAGCCAACCGCTCCAATAGTGCCTGCGATTGCTGTAAACCCCATAATGCCAAGCCCTAAAATTTTTGCGAATCCGGGATGATTCTTGATAAATCCGCTTAATGATTCCGATAATTTGCCAAACCATTCTGTTAGACTTTTCAATTCAGGTGCGATTGACTCACCAAACGCCGCAAGGGTATTTGTGAACGTACCGGTTGCGGCCTCCCAAAGTTGCTTTAAGGTAGAGAGTTGGGCTTCAACCTTTTGCTCTAATGTAGCCTGACTGCTCATTTGTGCAATCATATCATTATAACCCGATATACCCTTGTCAATCAGGGTATTCATGAAACTTGCATCTTGGCCGGGGCCTAACAATGCCTGCACTAAATTTGCCCTTTGCTGAGGGTTGAACTGTCTTAGTTTGTCAAACTGAGCGATCATGTTTTCAACCCCCTTGAATTGCCCCGTTTTTTTGTCAACAAATTCCATCTGAACACCCAGCTTGGCGGCTTCTGCATTGAATACCTTCATCTTGTCTACATTCATGAAAGTATTTAAGATCGCCTGCATTCCGGTACCTACCGTTTCTCCGCTTGCCCCTGTTCGAATGAGGGTTGCGTAAACAGCACTAATTGACTTACTTGCCTCGAGCCCTTGAATGCCCATCAATTTTAATGCGCCTGCTGACCGGCTGAATGCATACTGCATTTCATCAGCCTGAACACCCAGATTGCTTGTCCGGGCTATCGTGTCCATAAAATTTAAAAAATCCTCATTCGTTACGCCAGTAGCTTCTTTCAGCTTAGCCGCCATTTTTGCCCCCTCCTCATAAGGGAGTTTGAGCGCAACGGCCAAATATGCTGCTGATTTCCCTACCCCTTTTATGATAGTCTCTTCACTGACCCCCTGCTTAATAAGGGTGCTCATCATATTCTGAAAATCAGCCGTGGTTCCGGGTAACCGGTTACCTAACTCGATTGCGATTTGATTGATGCGCTCAAAGTACTGACTTACAACCCCTCCATCCTTCATCATCGAAGTTTTTAAGGAGGTGCTGGCATCTTCCATGTCCGCAAATGCCTGAATGGGTTTGTATAATACCGCTGCTCCTCCAGCCGCCATCATCGCACCTTGAGTTCCGACAGAGAAGGCGGACTTACTAAGTGCATCCGCCTTCTTTTGAAATCCAGATAACACATTGATACTCTTGTCAGTAGCCGCCTTCACTTTCCGTGTCATATCGTCATATGCAGAAAGTATTACCGTCGCTTTCAAAAATTTATCAAGTGCCATCGTTTTTATTCAATTGATTATGTAATTTGATGCTTTCATTAACCCACCAGAATAAATCCTTGATACTCATATTCATAAGTTCCGAATGTGACCACCCGGTTTGATATGCAAGGAACATTAGGTCTCTGGCGGTTAAATAAAATTTTGTTCGCTAAATGCCTCAGATATAGCAATATAGTCCCTCAAACTCATTTCGTCAAGGTCCTCCATCACGATTGGTTTACCTTCGAGCAGGACTAATTGCGCCATCAATGCGCCTAAATATTTTGACTGATCTCCCCCTGTTAACTGGAGAGCTTTTTGTGCGTGCTTTCCCTTTCCTTGTAGGATTTCAGCCTTCAAACCAGAAGGCAAAATAACGGTCTTAGTTTCTTCTAATTCACCCATGTCTTTGCTTTGTGTTAAAAAAAATATGTGTAATTTGCTTAATGTTATGTTAAGTAGTAGGGTGACTTTCATCACCCTACTAACTTTTATCACATTGATAATGTGTTATATACCAAGATTAGCCCGATAATTAGCAAGCATATCAACGCCATCTACTTTGTAGATATTTGCCAACACGTCAATTTCCATCACCTCCGTACCGTTAATCACTAACTTACAGTAAGTTACAGAAAGATTACTTTCAAGCTCAACATTGTCGTGTTGTTTGAAATTGCCCATCGGAAAATCTTTGTACATAGCGGTCATATAGCATACAACGGGTTGCTCTTCGAGACGTCCGGATGCTCCGTAAACCTCTAATGAGCTGCGTACCTGAATGTTAGCAGCAACAAACGGGTTTGCCGCTTTCTTCATAGCATCAAGATAGAAGCTATTCCACTTGATTTTTGCCTCAAGTTTATCAATGCCCGCCCAAAATTCAGCGACCCCAACCAGCCCTAAAGCCTTGTGATCCACCATCTTATGTTTGATAACAGGCAAGTTGACCTCTTCGGCACGGCCTAAAAGGCTGTTACCGTCAAGGTAAATATTTGCATTAGTCAGCCTGTTTATTTGAATTTGATTTGCCATTACCCAAGATTTTTAAGTAAATTAATGTCAATAAAAGCATCAAAAGTGATTCTTTCAGCCGGTGTTGGGGGCATGAACTCAATGTCAAAAAGCAAGTGCCCTGCTGCTAATTCAGAAGCGGGATTTTTTGCCTTGTCAAAAATGCACTTTCCGTCAACCAGCGCACCTCTCATTATCAGTGTGCGAATGAAGGAGTTAACAGTTTCTTTGATAGCATCAATAATCGCATTGTTTATTGGCTGGTCAATGAACTGTAACATAGCTAACTCGAGCGATTCGTACATAATATCTGCAGTTCGCTGAACTGCTATGAAGTTGCTCGGATGTGTAGACGAAGGAAATGCAGCGGAACGATTGCCCCATGTGCGTATTCCGGTACCGTAGCTGTTAAACACAGTTACTATACCTTTCTCGTTCAGTAAGTTAGCTTCTGTGTTGGGGTCGTTGATAGCTGCGCTAATAGGACGTTCAACACCCGTGATGCCCTTAATCTCCCTGTTTGAAGGGCTGAACCAATACCCGTCAGACAAATCAGTTGCGGCAATAACTCCTGCAAGGAACTGACTGTAAGGCCTATTCTGGTCGGCATCGGACGCAACGTCATAAGCCTTCAACATCGGATAGCATAAAATTGCTCTCTTGCTACTCGTGTTGAAATTGATAGACCCTGCCGGTCCTCTGCCGGCAATGGCGGCGGTTGGGATAGTACCGGCTGGCGCATCTATCAGAGCATGAGCACGGTACTTGCCTGCGACTGCGATCATTTCAGTTGCAACCGCATTTAGCGAGCTATAACCGGGAGCGATCAGAATACGGGGGACGAAACCGAATGTATTGTAAGACAGCT